GACGGCGTCGTATCCAATATCATCGTATGGGACGGCGTGGCCGTATGGTCGCCGCCTGTCGGTTCGGTCGTCGTGGCATTGGACGTAGACCAACCATGCGATATCGGATGGACATACGATCCGAAAAAATCGCCGCCGTTTGCGGCGCCCGTTGAATGAAACGCGCCCGACGTCAACCCCCGCCCGCCGATGCACCCGCGACGGAAACGGCTATTGATACCGTAGGCCACCGCGCCGGGCTAATCATCGTGCAGCGCGCGCTACGCGAAGGGTGGAAAATCCCGCCGCACGTGTTGGCGACGTTGCCCGACCTAGTTACCGAAATGGCTACAAACGCCGCTAGCGAACGCGACAGGTTGCGCGCGGTCGAAACGTTGCTAGCGATGCAACGCGCAAACCTAGACGCGTTGGTGGCGGCCGACCGTTGCGAACGCCTAGACGGCGGCGGCGCTACCGAACGCGTCGAATTGGCGCCCATTACGCTACGGCCGGGTGGCGCGGGTTCGTGATTGTTCATCCGCCACCGTTGCCGGATATGTACCCGCGGCAATACGCCGCGATATGCGACCCCGCGCGCGTGGTCGTCATTGAGGCTAGCACCAAATCCGGCAAAACGGCCGGGTGCCTGTTGTGGTTGTTCGCCCACGCGTGGAACGGTCGCGGCGGCAACTATTGGTGGATAGCGCCGACGTTCCACGTTACGAAAACCGTCGGGTATATGCGTTTGCAAACCATGTTGCGACAGGCCGACCCGGCCAAACGCACGTGGGACGACAACGATTCGGAATTGTGCGTCCGGCTTGCGAACGGTTCGCGCGTGTGGTTCAAATCCGCGGACAACCCGGATAGCCTATTCGGTGACGACGTGTCGGCCGCGGTGATAGACGAAGCCACGCGATGCCCGGAAGCCGCGTTTAGCGCGGTTCGGTCTACGTTGACGGCGACGCGCGGGCCGCTACGAATCATCGGCAACGTAAAGGGCCGCAAGAATTGGGTATACAGGCTTGCGCGCATGGCGGAAGGGGGCGCCGCGAACATGGCGTACCACCGTCTAACCGCGTGGGATGCGGTGGATGGCGGCGTGTTGGATCGGCGCGAAATCGAAGAGGCGCGCGCAATCCTCCCGGATAACGTGTTCCGCGAACTGTACCTAGCCGAACCGACCGACGACGGCAGCAACCCGTTTGGCGGCGACGCCATCCGCGGTTGCATTGCGCCGCTATCGACGGCCGCGCCTGTCGCGTTCGGCGTGGATCTAGCGAAATCGCACGATTACACGGTGGTATGCGGCGTCGATGCGTCGGGCGCCGTGTGCGTGTTGGAACGGTTCCAATCGGATTGGGGCGCCACGCGCGAACGCGTAGCGCGCATCGTGGGGAATACGGCGGCGTATATTGACTCGACAGGGGTTGGCGACCCGATTACGGAGGATATTTGCAGGGCGTGCCGCGGTGCGGAGGGGTTCAAATTCACGAACGCTAGCAAACAACAGATAATGGAAGGGCTAGCCGTCGCTATCCAATCGCGCGAAATCCGCTACCCCGACGGTTGGTTGCGGGCCGAACTGGATTCGTTCGGATTCCGATATACCGCGGGTAGGGTAGTGTACGAATCACAATCCGGCCACGACGACGGCGTGTGCGCGTTGGCGTTGGCGCTAGCCGCGAAACGTAAACACAAGCCGTTCCATTTTAGGGTCGTCTAACTATGTCGCTACTGTCACGAATTCTAAAGGCGGCCGACCCGTCGGCGTGGATTCGCGCATCTACGCGCGTGGTTGAAATGCGCGGCGGTGAAGCACGCGCCCAACCGTTCGACCACCGCGCCGCGGTCGCGTATTACGGTTCGTGGATCTACGCCGCGGCATCCATCAATGCAAACGCCGTTGCGTCCACGCCGCTACGTATGTACGTTCGTTCCGATCCGGCGACGCGTCGCCTATGGAACACGCGTGCGGCGTCGCGTAAATCCGTCGCCCGGCTACGCGGCGACACCGACAACCAGCCGTCCGCGTTCGTGCTTCGCAAGGCGGCCGAACTAGGTAACGATTTCGAAGAGGTGACGGACGACCACCCGCTATTGCGCCTGTTGTCCACGGCAAACCCGTATTTCAATGGTTACGACGCTACGGTGTTGCGGGTCGTGTGGCAGGAACTAACGGGCAACGCCTATTTCCATGTCGTTACCGACACGTTCGGCACGCCGTCGGAATTGTGGCCGATGCCCCCGCAATGGACGGAAATCATCCCCGACCCGCAACGGTTTATCTCCGGCTACCGATACGGCAAGGGTAGCGAAACGAAACAAACGTTCGACGCATCCGAAGTTATCCATTTCCGGCGCCCGAACCCGCGCGATTTGTTCTACGGGATGGGCAAACTAGAAGCCGCATGGGGTGCCGCGCAAGCAAACGTGGCGCTACACGAAATGGATTTGGCGATGTTCCAAAACGGCGGGCGGCCGGATTGGTTGCTAACTATCAAGGGGAACGCGTCGCAGGATGAAATAACGCGCGTGGAAAACGCGATCCGCGCGAAGTTTCGCGGCCCGCGCAACCGCGGGAAGTTTATGGTTTCCACCGCGGAAATCGACGTGAAGCCGCTGCAATTCCCGCCAAAGGATTTGACAGGACGCGACGAAATCGTGGAAGAAATCGCGGCGGTGTTCGGCGTTCCGGTTTCGATGTTGAAGGCGAACGACCCGAATCTAGCGGGCGCTACCATCGGTTTCGCGTCGTGGCGCGAAATGACGGTGCTACCGCTATGCCGAATGGACGAAGAGACACTAAACCAACGGCTATTGCCGATGTTCGGCCTAGAAGGGGACGCCGTACTAGCGTACGACGACCCGGTACCCGCGAACCGAACGCAGGATCTAACCGAAACGCAAGCGGCCGTAGCGGGCGGGTGGCTAACTCCAAATGAGGCGCGCGAACGCTACGGGTTGGAACCGTCGGCCGACCCTATGGCGGATAGCCTGTTGGTCAACGGGCAACCGTTGGGCGCGGCCGCGCCCGCGGCGCCTATGGCGCTCGACACGACGCCGCCGAACGTGGCCGCCGTCGCGGCGCCCGTGCTTCCGCCCGTCGTGAATCAGGCCGACGCCGCGGCGCCGTCGGCCGTCGATACCAAAGCCGCGATGGACGATTGCGTGTCGGGGAAGATTCCCAAACTACTGGCGGAGGGATATAGCGAATCGCAAGCCGCCGCTATCGCGTATTCCATGTGCGGCGAATCGAAGGCGCTAGACGATATCGACACCGTGCCGCCGCAAGCCGTCGCGGACAACGCGCGACGCGCGCTAGACGTGCGCGAATCGAAGCCGCCTAGCGAACGCGGAATGACGGCTACGGGGATTGCGCGGGCGCGCGACCTAGCCAACCGCGTAGCCGTTTCGGAGGAAACGGTACGCCGCATGGTCGCGTATTTCGAACGCCACGAATCCGACAAACAGGGCGCGACGTGGGACGAACAGGGCAAGGGGTGGCAAGCGTGGCACGGTTGGGGCGGCGACGAAGGTTGGGCATGGGCGAAGCGTAAACGGGACGAATTCGACCGCGCCCGCGGCGACAAGTCGCACGCGAAGTCGTGCGGATGCTGCAACGCGCCCGGCACCGTCGCGCAGTCGGCGCTATGGGAAGCACACGCGGCCGATGCCGTGTCTAGCGGCGTGTTCGTGAAGGCCCGCGATAACGGGGAACTAGTGGACGACGAACTATTGTCGGGGTTCCTAAATGGCGTGGATGCCGTGTTCGCCGCGCAGGTTCGCGCGGTCGTGGCGGCAATCAAACGGGAGGGCGACGTAACGCCGGAAACCGTGGCGCGTGCCGTCGGCGTGTTGGAGCGTGGCGCGTGGCACCGCGATTTGGTGGACGCGTTGGCGCCGTATATCCGCGAATCCATCCAACACGGCGCGGATATCGGGTTCGGCAACCTAGCCAAACTAACGACGTCTACCGCCGTGGCCGAACTAGGGTGGTCGTCTAGGGAACTGGCGGAATACGTCGAACGCGGCGCCGTTCGCCTAGCGTCGCGCGCCGCCGATTCAATCAACGGCTACACGGTCGAACGGCTACGCGATATGTTCGGGGAAGGTATGTCGCTAGGTGAAAACACCGATGAACTTACCGAACGCGTGCAAGAATGGGCGCGCGGTGAAGGGGACGAAATCCGCGCCACGCGGCGTCGCGCAACCATGATTGCGCGCACCGAAGCCGCCCGCGCCGCGGCTACCGCCGAAACCGACGCGTGGAAATCCACCGGGCTAGTTTCCGGCAAACGTTGGGTATTGGCGCCCGACCCGTGCGAATTTTGCGAAGCCGTCGCCAAACGGTTCACCCAACAGGGCGTCGGGTTGGATGATTCGTTCTACGCGAAGGGCGACGTATTGACGGGCGCCGACGGCGGAAAAATGAAACTGGACTACGAAGAGATTTCGGCGCCGCCGTTGCATCCGAATTGCCGATGCGCCATGCAACCGACGTTGGTTGACGATTACGAAGATATCGCGGCGGAAGCCGAACGACGCGCGCGGGCGCGGAAGGTTTGACCATGCGTACGAAACGACTAGACGCCGAATTCACCGCTAGCGCCGCCGGATTCACGGCGACCGTTACTACCGCCGCAATCGACAGGGACGGCGAAGTCGTCATACCGCAGGGTATGAATAGCACCGACTACGAAACCAACCCGATTCTGTTTTGGAACCACGATTACAACCTACCCGTGGGTAGGTGCGTCGCGTTGACGCGTCAACCCGACGGCATCGTGGGGGAATTCACGTTGGCGCAACGGCCCGACGGTTTCGAAGGGTCGTTTTTCCCCGACGTCGTGCGGGCGCTAATCGGACAGGGAATCGTCCGCGGCGTGTCCATCGGCTACGCCGCCGAACAGGGCGGCACGCGTCGCGCAACGGTCGAGGATCGGAAACGGTACGGCGACGCCGTACACACGGTGTTTTCCAAATGGAAACTATTGGAAATTTCCGTTGCGCCGCTGCAATGCAACCCCGACGCGTTGGTGTCGGCCGTGAAAAAGGGCGCCGTAACGGCGGCCGACGCGGCGCGTTGGTTCGGGTATTCCGAACCGCAACGCCATCGGGTGGTCGTGCCGATCCCGGCGCGCACGTGGGCGACGGTCGCAAGGGGTGCGGCGGAAACGCCGATTGACGTAAAAGGAATCACGCGCCGCGAAATCATGCGCGCGCGCGGCCTGTTGCGCTAGGCGCGGCGGCAAACCCGGCGGCAATGTGCCTAGACGGTTTGCCTAGAACCCGGCGCGAATGTTGGAGATTGACAAATGCGAACGATGAACATTTCGGCATTTACCACGGCCCTAAAGAATGCGGCCGCGCAGCATGGAACCGCGGGCGTCGCGCACGCGAAGGCGCTTATGCTTTCCGATTGCATGATTGTGGACGAATCAGGCGCGCCAATCGACCCGGCTAGCATTGACGTTATGATTGCCCCGGCCGCCGTCGCGGAAACCGACATGGCGAAGCCGGAAGAGGCGAAGTCGGACGAAACCGCGGCGACCGTTGCAAAGTCGGTTCGCGCGGAAATCCGCGCCGCCATGTCCGACGCCGCGCCCGCCGCGCGTCGTACGATCATTTCGGGCGGTTCCGACGACATTATCCCGAAGTCGTTCGGGCGCCTGAAGAATTTCAACGACAAGGCGGAAGCCTACCGTTTCGGTCGGTTCCTATTCGCCGCGTGCAATCACGCGAAGTCGGCGGATTGGTGCGCGCGCAACGGTATCGAAGTCAAGGCGCATTCCGAAGGAAACAACAGCGCGGGCGGTTTCCTAGTTCCCGACGAATTCAACGACACGCTCATTTCGCTACGCGAACAGTACGGCGTCTTCCGCGCGAACGCGAAGGTATGGCCGATGGGTCGGGATGTTCTCTACATTCCGCGCCGCACGGGTACCCTGACGTCGTATTGGGTTGGCGAAACGAAGGCGGCGACCGAATCGACGCAGACGTTTGACAACGTCCAACTCATGGCGAAGAAACTTTTCGCTCTTACCACCACGTCGTCGGAACTGGTTGAGGACGCAATCGTGAACATTGCCGACAACGTCGCGGGCGAAATCGCCTACGAATTTGCGCTACGCGAAGACCAAGCCGGGTTCAACGGCGACGGTACGAGCCAGTACGGCGGCATCGTCGGTCTAGCCAACGCTATCGGTTCGGCGGGTACGTCGGATTCCGGTATCGGTACGTCGGCGCTATCGTCCGTTACGACCGCCGACCTACAGGCGGATATCCACGCGATGATGGCCCTACTACCCGCGTATGCCGCAACCCCGAACGCGAAGATTTATTGCCACAAGTCGGTTTTCCACGCGCTATTCGAACGCGTGGCGATGGCGGCGGGTGGCGTGTCGGCCGCGGAAATGCAAGCCGGAATCGCGCCGCGATTCT